GCTGGTCCTGTCACAGTGGCTGATGGTGTAGTGATTACTATCGGTGATGGTTCTACATGGAGTGTCGTATGACAACACAGATAAAAGGAAATGATACCAGTACATTTGGCGGGAATATTACTACCAATACAATTACTGCCAATTCATTTACACCAACATCATCAACAGCACCTACTAATGGTATGTATTTACCTGATAGCACAACTGTTGGCATATCAGCCAATGGAACAACAGGAGCTGAATTTGAAACAGACGGTCGAGTTAAATTCTCATATGATGTTAAAATAGACACCGATTTTACCAATTCATCAAGATTAAATGTAACTGCACCAAGCGACAGAAGAGCAATAACTGCATATAGACAAACAACAGGTGCTAGTGATTTTGTTATAGGAGTATATAGTGATGTTACATCAACAAATACTTTACATTGTCGAATTGATGCTGATGGAGATGTAAGAAATACAAATAACAGCTATGGTTCAATTTCAGATGAAACTGTTAAACAGCAAATTGTAGATGCCAATAGCCAATTAGATGACATAAAAGCAATACAAGTAAGAAAATATAAACTAAATAGTGAAGTTGAAGCATTTGGTGAGAATGCTCCTACACACATTGGTGTTATTGCTCAAGAATTAGAATCTTCTGGTATGAGTGGATTGGTAGATTATGATACAGAAACTGACTTAAAATCTGTTAAATATTCAGTTTTATATATGAAAGCAATAAAAGCGTTGCAAGAAGCTATTACCAAGATTGAAGATTTAGAAACAAGAATACAAGCATTGGAGTCTGTATGAGTACAATAAAATCAAAGAAAGTTCAAATTGGAACAGATTCTACAGCATCCAATAACTTTACCATGTACCAACCAGCAACACCCGATGGAACATTAAGGATTGGTGTTGGTGATGCAGATAGTCCTACAGAGGTAGCACAGTTTCATTCATCTGGTATTACAATGGCAAGTGGTAAGACGATGACTGTTTCTGGACAAGAACTTATTGCTTCACCTATCATGGAAAGAAGATATATAAGCTCAGCGGCAACTATTTCTCACGCTACTACAACTATCCTTGATTTTGCTACTGAAGATTTTGCTAATCCTAGCTCTATATATGATTCTGGAACTAATAATTTTACTCCAACAAGAGCCGGTTATTACGAAATATATTTTCAAGCTATGCTTAATAATACAAACACTCCATATAGATTTATGACATATATTTTTAGAAATTCTGGAAGTTTATCAAGAGGATATATTTCTACTGCTTCAGGAACTGAAATATTTGGTGTTACTAATACAACAGCTATTGCATATTTTAATGGTAGCACAGATAATTTTGATTTTAGAGTATTAGCGTATGAATCATCATCTAATAGTTTAGAAATAATGTCTAGTACTAATTCTACATATATGCAATATAAATATTTAGGAGACTTTTAATGGCAACACTATATGACAAGATTTTATTAGCAAGACCAAACTTAACTGTAGATGATTTTTATCCTGATACAGGCACAATCGTCTTACAAAACGATGCAACTACACCACCAGCTGGTAAGGTAGCAGTCGGCAACGATTACATTCATACATGGAATCACGCAACAGAAACTCAACCAACACAGGCAGAAATTGACGGAGTATAACTAATGACTATTAGTATAAAACCCACAGCAACCGGATCAACGATAGAGCAAGACGGAAGTACCATACTTACTGTTGACGGCAGTGGGAATATTACGCCTAGCAATCAACTGTATCCTAAAGTTCCGGCGTTTAGTGCATATGTGAGTAGTAATCAATCTGTAGCTCACAATACTTTCACTAAAATTACTTACGACATTGAACATTTTGATACTAATAGTAATTATGACCACACCACTAATTACAGATTTACTCCGACAGTAGCTGGATATTATCAATTTAATATAAGAGCAGAATTAACTACAGATTATCTTGGTGATGTTTATGTTGCTTTGTTTAAAAATGGCTCAAGAATTCATGTTGTAGGTTCAAGACAAGACCAAGAAAATCAAGGTGTGGGTGGTAGTGCTTTAGTGTATGCCAATGGTTCAACTGATTATTTTGAAGGCTATATGTTTCACACTATTGGTTCATCAGTGAATACTTCAAATTATGCACAAGGTTCACATTTTCAAGGCTTTTTAGTGAGCGTATAATATAACAATGGAAGAAATATATCGTAAAGACTATGATGGCGAATACGTTATTCTTAATACAAAATTTAAAGATGGAAAACGTGTTAGTGAAAAAGAGTGGGTTGACAATCCTATTGAAAACCAACACATCTCAGGTCGTGCCGCAATTATAGCCAGTGGTGAATCAAGATCAGTATTTAATATTAAAAAACTAGAACGTCACAGAGGTGGCTTACTAGGTCGTAAAAAACTTCAAACATATGGTACAGGCGAACTGCATAAAGAAATGCAGGTAGACTTTTTTATTACGTTTGACGAACGTAAACTACAAGAGTGTATTGATTCTGAATATACAACACGTGCTACAGTTTATACATCAGCTAGAAAATGTATTGAGCATCCCGGGGAATTCTTTTTAGTACCACAATCAATGAAAGGTCGTACTGCTGTTGTAGCGGCCTGGATGGCCTGCTTTGATGGACACAAAGAAATATTTTTATTAGGCTTTGATGGACAGTTTTGTGAAGGATATAACAACAACATTTATATTCCTAAAGATGATCCCAACAAACATAAAACAATAGAAGACCATAAGATGCGTCAACAGTTGCTAGAACTTATGGAAACATATCCAGGTGTTGACTTTTATCATGTTAATACAGGACAACGTACCTATGAAGAATGGCACAATAGACCAAACTTCTATCGCATGACATATCCAGAATGGGTTAGTTACTGCGACGTATAATCATATAACTTGATAAATAGTTATATGGCACTAACACTATCATCATCAAATCCAGATCAGTCAGCATTGACTAGACCTAACGATCCAAGAGACCCTAACGGGATCGCACACGCTACTAATACAGCAACCCCTGGAGACACTAAAGCAGATAGAGCAACAACTAAACTGGCCTATGCGGCCTGGTTAGCAGATTGGAAAACTAATTCAGCAGGAGATTCAGCTTACGAAGAAACGTTTCCAGTTGCCGGCTCTGGCATAACATACTCAGGAGACTAAGTTAAACTAGATTCAATAGTTTTAACTTTACTTTGAATTTCCTCAACATTGTAAGTACTCCAGAAACCCGGATGTAAAGGTCGAGGTATTTCGCCTGACTTGATCCAAGCATAACCTACGTGTTCGTTATTTAATTTAGGTTTAAATTCTTCTTCTAATACACCAAAGAATGTATGATAAACAAAACGATTGTCTGCTGATGTAAAATGTTCTATAGGAATAAGTTTAACAACATCAGGATAACTGCCAAGCTCTTCTTGGCATTCACGTTGAATAGCATCTAATAAACTTTCTTTGGATTCTACTTTGCCGCCAGGCAATCCCCAAGCACCTGGATGCTTAGGATCATTCCTAAGTAGATAAAGATATCTGTTTGTTGATTTACTGTAAAGCCAAATGCCTACAGCATTTATAGTACTAGACTCCATTCGCCGCCTGGATATAAACCTTGATAGCTCTTAGTCCAACTAGTGCCATCCCATTTATATTGAATACTCGTTGTTAAATTACTTACATATTGTTTAGTGTCGTTAGCACTGGCGTCGAAAGAAACTGTCCAATTTGAACCATCATATTCAATGATGTCGTTGGCCGAAGCAACAATACTGCCCCAGGCATCTGAAGCATCTGTATTGTCTGCGTCACCTATTGCTTCTAACAATAGATAACGTTGTCCACTTACTGCCGCGGCCAAACCTGCACCTGGGCCACTTGTGAGTGGATCAATAACTGCTGTAACTGCTGTTAGTGTATTAGTTGGTGTTGTATCTGCATCAATAGTAAATAATAAAATACTATCATCACTAGGATGAAGTGCAACTGTACCTACAACTTCTGATTCTGTTCCTGGTATTGTTAGTCTAACTTGACTAATACCAGCACGTAGTTCACCATATACATCAACCAAACTAGGCCAATCTGCTGTGGATGTTTGTATTTCAGCAGGGTTTAGCGTATCTTCATTTGCTTCAATGTCATTGTGTTTAAGTAACTGTAATTGATTGTTTACCAGTACAACTTGATAACCAAATGGTGTAATTTTTTGTCGTGTACCTAATAGTAAATCATCATTTAATAATGCGTCTCTAGCATCACCGTCTGCATCAAATACACTAGCAATAATTTTGTGTACCACACCCATTTTAGTAACTCTAGCAGGAGGACTAATCCATATAGGTAAACTAAATGTTAAGGTAGTAATATCAATAGCAGTTTCAGTACCCATTGGTATTGAACGTGAACTCCAGTTAGTGCCTGTTAGTTCAACTACTGATAATGAGGTCCAATCAATATAATTGTCTGTTGATTGTATTTCTAAACTTGGATTAAACAATGTTAGTACTTGTTCAAGTATCTGTAGTTTCATTGTTGTATTTGATGTCCATATATCTAAATTAATTGTTAAGTTATATGGTACTGGCATAATACGTTCTACTGTAAACGCATTACCCTGTGTTTGTTCGTATGTTTGTGTAGTATCATCCCAACTACGCTGTCTAAATACTTTTTTATCTACAAAGGTTGGGTCTTGCATTCTATCTCTAGCATAATCCATCGCTGTAATATAGAATGTCATCATTGGTGTATTAGGCATTTT